ATGAAGGAGGCAACCAATCATTCTTCGATATGGTGGATTTGCACGCGCATCATGCAACAGTGTATGCGTATCCTCCAAAGAAAGTTGCGATGCATTTTCCAATGGCAAAGATACAGCCGCGTGATAGCCCACTCAAACAGCACGATGCTATCGTAGATGCGTGTGATATTTTGATTGTTGCTACTGATAGGCCATGGGCAGAGTATCAACAAGATTTGTGTTGGAGAGCAGCACGTCGAGCTGAGCGCCAAGGAAAGCAAGTGATTTGTGTTTATCCACAAGGAGTTATTGGTCCAGAACCATGGAACTTTGAAGTTCCAGAGCAACAAGCACCAGACCCGAAAATGCTTGCTAAGGCGATAAAAATTGCAAAGGGAGATGAAGAAGAATGAAGTACACTCATCTCTGTGTTAGGTACGCTGATAAAAAGCGTTCGTTTCCTGAAATATGGTTGCAGCATAGAGATGAAGATGGCAATTTGCATTTATCGAAACAGGCCGAATCTCCACCTCACGTACTTTACGTTAGTGAAGATGCTCCTTTGAAAAAGGATGATGTTCGCGTGAAAAATGTGACTGAAGGATTTATTGGTTATCGTGGAGAAAAATTGAAGCGAATCGAATTAAATTGGCCGCTCACTAGGAAAGAAATACGCGAGTATGTACAGTCATTTGAACGTACATGGGAAGCCGACTACGAATATCTTATTCGCTTTATGGTGGAGCATGAAATTGAAATGACCGATAATAGACGTGTGTGTAATATCGATATTGAGACTTACATGTGTCTTGATTCAGAAAAATCGCCTCAGCCGGTTTTAACAATGACCGTACACGACAGCTTTACAGATAAAATGTGGGTATTTGGTTGGTCTGAAAACTTTACTATTCCGTTAGAATCTAAGAAAAGTCCGCAAGGACGTGATGTCGACATTTTAATTAGAGGCACTGAAGTTGAAATGTGGCAAGATTTCATATTGTGGTGGGATGAATATCGTCCAGATATTGTGACTGGATGGAATGTGGAATACTTCGATATGGCATACATTATCAACAGACTTCAAAGACTTGAAGGGAATGGTATGCAACCACTTTCAAACGCTTTAAGTCCTTATGACGATAGACCTTGGGCCGCGCGTAAACGCGGAAAGGCATATGTTCAGCCATCTATTCATGGTCTCGATATACTTGACCTAAAACGCGCTTATGAACGCTTAGTTGGAGGTCGTAGAAGTATGACTGAAAAAGGCATTAGAGCACTCACTTCTTACAGTCTTCAGAATGTTGCAGTTCATGAATTAGGATGGGGGAAATTACCTCCCGCGAAAAGAATTGATGAAGCGTGGGATTCTGAGGACATCGCAGATTTGTGGCAACTTATCGACTATAACATTACTGACGTAGAAGCTTGTGTTGAAATTGATTTAAAGGCTGGGTTGACCGAGTATTATGTTGCACAACAGTGCAAGTTCCCGTACCCATTCAATGCATGGGACCAGAACTCACGTATTATTGATGCGCAATTACTCAGAACATTTCATGGAGAAGTCGTATTGCCTTCTAAGCCTCCATATCGTAAGCAGACATTTGAAGCAGCAAAAGTTTTCTATCCACCTGCTGGAGTATTCAAAAATGTTGGATGTCTTGACATTGCTGCGATGTATATCAACGTTATTCTGTCATGCAACATCTCGCCTGATACTATAGTGGGGCCAGATTTTGATGGTCCAAAATGTTGTGTAAATGATGTATTCTTTAGACTCGATAAGAAAGGAATTATTCCTACTGCTGTTGAGAATGTTCTAGCACAACGAAAGAGAGCAAGAAAGGCAGCTGTTGAAGCATTGAATCGTGGAGACAAGGAATTGCACAAGGCGTTGTGGGTAGAGCAGGGAGCATGGAAGACGTTGCAATTATCATTTTATGGTGTCACAAGTTTGCCGAGCTTCAGACTAAATGACCCTCGTGTAGCGCGTGGTATCACATGGACTGGCGAGTTTTTGATTAAGTACACTTGGTGGTTGGTAGAGCAAGATGAGTTTGCAATGCCGTTATATGGTGATACAGATTCGGTCTACATAAAGCTTCCCGATGAGTGGGACAGAGAGCGGTGCTTCATGTATATGAATGCTCTACAGGATGACATCAATGATGCATACAACAAGTTTATGCTTGAACCTCATGATTTCTCATTCACACCATGGACAGAAGAAGAGGAAATCACTTTTGATTTCACGATTGGTGTTAAAGACCACAGTATGGAATTGAAATTCGAGAAGTGGTACACTGCAATGCTTGTTGAAGGTGTTAAGAAACGATATGCAGGAAATAAAGTGTGGGAAGAAGGAGCAGAGAAGAATAATGTTATTGATGTCACTGGCTATGAAGCCGTTAAGAAAGATACTCATGAAGTGTTTCGACACGCTCAAGCGGAAATGTTCCGCCTTCTTCTTGATGGTGCGACCCAAGAAGAAGTACAGAACTGGGTAGATGAAAAGCGCGACATGGTTTTCAGTTTGCCTCCAGAAGAACTCGCGTTTTCAAAACAGCTTACCAAGCCACTTGAGAAATACAAGGTACGCGCACAACATGTGAAAGCAGTGGAGTATGGAATACGGGCCTTCCAGAGGGAGTTTTCCGTGGGAGAAGATATTACCATGCTCAAAGTAAAAGGCACCCCTGAGGGCTATCCTGAGCATGAAGGAATTATTCCTTTTGACCCAGATAGGGGTCTTCATGAAGATTGGATTCCGTTCGTAGATAGAGAAGCCATTTGGAAAGATGGTGTTGGAAAGAAAATCCAAACGACTCTTACGCGTATAGGAATGAACGAGGTGAAGATATAATGCCAGACCCAACAGGAAAAAGGAGAACAAATAAGGTCCTAGCACCTAAGAATTCGATAGCAAATGACGTTGATACGTTAACTGAAATGGCATATCTAGACCTTGTAGAATCAGGCACTTCAAACAATCGTTTAGTTGGAGAATGGGCTATGCAACCTGAAGGAGAACAAGATATGTTGGAACTTCACAATTATACGATGGTTTTGAGAAATCCATGGAATTGTGTTGGACGCCATTTTGGAGCTAAACATGTCGGAATAATCATTGAGTTTTTCGATGTTATTAGAGGCGATAATCCTGGATTCATTCATAGAGAATGGAAGTTTTACGAAAAATGGATGACGCTGAACAATACTCCTTTTGGAACGAAACACTATCCGTACACGTATGGAATAATCATTAACGGAGCATCTAGACAGTGGAAAGAATGTGTGCGCAAATTGAAGGAGAATATGAACACTCGACATGCAGGAATTGTGTGTTGGAATACTGATGGATGGTGCCCTGACGCAGATGGCGTGCATCATCGTGATTTTGTACCTTGCACATATCAGTTCCACTTTCAAGTCATTGATGGCAAACTGTGCATGACAACTATGATGCGGTCGCAGGACGCATTGAAGGGGTGGTGGTTAGATTGCTTCCTCTATAGTAATTTAGCGATGATGATGGCTGATGAGTTAGATATTCCTGTAGGACACTACACAGTATTTCAAAACAATTTCCACGTCTATCCATCTGACCGCGCAGCGCTCGATACGTTCCTAAGTGAATTTCGTTTATATCCGGGACCGACTGAAGGTTCCCTCGCACCTAAGCTGTCCTCGGCAGATAGTTTGGAAATTCATACGGCGTTACTACACCTTTACTCTGCTGTTGAAAAGGAGGAACCTTTATATACAGTTGAGCACATCGAGCGTATAAGAGAACCGTACTGGCGTTCACTACTCGCGATAGTATTCACAAAATATGACCCAAAAAATAAGGAACTGGAAAAATACATGGTTTCGACATCACACTCCAACTGGAGACAAAACATCATAAATGAGGTGAACTAAAAATGGCTTATGGATTAATGAAAATAACGAAGCTCGGCGGAGGACGCTATGTGGGTATTCCAATTCACATTGCTGGAAATATCGCTGAAGGACAGAACTTGAAAATTGAAATGACCGACAACCAAACTCTGGTATGCAAGCCAGTAGTACCTGAAGAATATGCTCGTGATGACACGAGTAGGGTTAGACTGCGAACTGCGTACGATGAGCAAAAGTGGTTCCGTATTCCGACTGCTTTGGTACGTACCTTGAATGACATGTGGGAAATTGGCGAACAGATAATCGTTCGATACGACAATGAAACAAGTGTTATTACAGTACAGCCCACTGCAGCTCGAAAGGTGGAATCGGTAAATGTCTGAAGATTACGAGAAAATCAACAAACCTGAATTGATTGCACTATGTGAAGAGCGTGGCTTGGACCATGAAGGTCAAACTGCAAAAGAGTTGAGAACTGCACTTAGATATTTCGATAAGCGAGAAATCTATGATTGTGACACTTGCCATTATTTCGAGGGAAGTGTGCTGGTTAGAAAGTTTATTCCTAGTAGGTCTGGCGATATGATTGGAGATGTATGTCGACAGTATAAATGCTGGCTTACAATAAAAATGAAAGGATGCGAAGAGTACATTAATGTTGATACAGCGAATGACCCGAACAGAGCAATGACTAAAGATGCTAGTCGAACAAATCACAATTTACCTGAATAATCAGCTCACTTGAGCTATGTAAACTTGCAGGTTCGCCAGGGTATTTAAAGCATACACTTTTCTTCCGCGTACGCGGGCGTAAACAACGGAAATTACCTACATTTGCCATGTCATACAAGCCCCAGAAGATAAGGGCAAAGACGGGCATGATTTCTGATACGCGCGTGCCCCTTTACCCCCTTTTTGATATAGCTAATAGGGGAAGTTATTCTTCGGACACGGAGCATGCTCCGTGTGAACCCCTTTTTCATAAAATACGATAAAAATGTTAAGGTTTAACGAATCTCTGAATTACTGTCAGAGAATCCTTTTCCCATTTGTAAATCGAATTTTCTAACGCAGAAATGTATGAAGTTGCTGGAGTGGTGATTTCTTCGCTTTCAACTTGAATTATAGGTTGTGCATCATTAGCAATAGTTCCATATCCCGCTAAGAACGACCCAACCAAAAACCATTCTCCGTCTCCATCAACAACTGTTGGTGATTTGTCTTCTCCTGCGATAATTCTTCCTGTGGAATCGCGTACGTACATCATCATTGTCGTACTCAGTGCAAGCGGGCTCGGAGCATCACATTTTTCAGTATATCGGTTTCCGATATCTTGTTCTTTCTGTTCATTCTTTTTCAATTGATTGATTGTGCGCTGCGCCTCGACATAATCTGTATTCTCAATAATTGTTGTCAATTGCAGACTCGTCTTATGTTCCCGCGATTCATACTCAATTCCAGTCACTCTAAACACGTTTGTCGTTCCTGTTGGAGAATCTCCAGTCACGGCATACTTGTCCATAATTCTAACAACAGCATTCCTATCGAACATCAATCCTAAACTTGCATTCTCATAAAGTGGATGGCATCCTGATAATGTGAGTGTTCCTGAATACTGGTCTTGTGCATAAATCGTTTTCAGTGCTTCTGCAGCTTTTTTCGCTAGTTCAAATGATGTGATGTTTTTCTCAGATTTGAACTCAAACTCTTTTCGATACCCTGTTAACGTTTGCATTTGTGGAACATCTAAAATCCATGAAATTGGAGGAGAAGATGTATTTGCTGTTGGAAGACCTGGAATTGTGTATGTTCCAGAAGCCTCATCTGGAGACGCACCAATGATTCTAAATCTAGTGTACATATTTTCGATATCTTGACTAATTTTTGTGTACGTCATATATTTCAAAATGTCTGGGTCTTCTGTTCGATTTGAAAATGAATACTGGTGAATGCCTGGATTGTTGTATGCAAAATCAGTTATTGTTGTCATCTTCTCAAATACTAATGTGTTGTTTCCAGACAAATCGGTGTGAATCCAAACCTTAGCGTCGTACTGCTGTGCGAGCTTCACGATACTTTTCCACACAGTTTCATTGGTGGAACTGAAGTATGATAACTCGAATGTTGATGAATCGTTATATCCTGTTCCATACACATCATCAGCTCCATCTAGAGTATAATCACATACCACGGTGCCCCACTCTGATACTCTAGAACAAAGTGAGTGGAAAACATCGCGGACTGTACTTTTATTTGACGCTCGAAGTAAACCACCAGTTGATGGATTTGAATAGTACGATATTCTAGACATTTTAATGTTGCCAATATCTGTCACTGGTTGGTAGTCAGCCGAACCTGCTCCCCAAAGAACCAATCTGCGCTGTGCATCCCATTTCCAATATAGGTTTTCTCCGGCAACTTTCCATGCTCCACTAACAACTGAGAAATAACTTGAAATGTGCGAGCCCTTTCCTCTGAATCCACAAACTGGGAACATTGTGGGCATCTCAACAGAACCTGCCGCGCTCCCTCCTTTGTCAGACACCATCACGTTATAATTCAAGTCTCTTGCAGCTTGAGTGCTCAGCCAATCTTCATATTCCCAGAATCCAAATTCTGCACCTGATATGTATGGTCCTGCACGACTTGATGGAGTATGTTGCCAAGTTGGTGGACTGCCCTGTCCATATGTGATGTCATATCCTGGTAGAGAGCGTATTTGTGAACTGTATGTGACTCGTCCATGGTGTCCAACCATATTTCCAGTACCATCACTATTAGTGTTTTCATTAAGCGCTGATTTTAGATGCGCACCTTCATCGTATATTGTCCATGCAGTATTTGTCACGCCTGAAATATGGTTTATTAGCGCATCATTTGCAATTGCAATTCCCACTGCCCAAGCGATTGCTGGAGAAAGATATCCTGGATTTGGCGTCCCACCAATGTCCGTTCCATCAGTTTCTTGTGGGTGGTTTGGATTCCCTAACATTTCAAATACTAACGCATAAGTTTCTCCTCTTTCAATGTTTACTGGAGTCGATTCTAGATTCCAACCAAATAGCGTATATGCATCAGCATAGTTTTCATCGTGCATAAATACTTCATGTCCATGTCCTCTTTTATTGTCAGGGTAATTTGTGTTGTGATTCATCAACATGTAGTTAGTGGCAATAGTTTCTCCAGCTGGGTAGTGTGGTGAAGGCACTGGATTTTCTGGCTCAATAGTAATCTGAATTGGATTTCCATCACTATCTTTCATCACCTCTACAGCTGCGTATGACAAATCGTCCAAATTTGTCCAATCAATTCCAGCTTCTGGCGTACCACCTAATTGTCCTAATGATACAGCAGAAGGAACCATTTCTTTTTTATTGACGTGTGTGTCATATTTTGTTGTTGCTCCTCCTGATGATACTGTGCTTCCAGATTGAGCCGACTCGCTTTGTGTACATTTTACAAGTGTGACTTTCAAATCTAGTCCTGGTCCAAATGTGTTGTATGGTTGCCCACGTGCTGTGTCATGAAGTCTAGTTTCTTGTGGGCATCCGACGATTTCGTGCCATCCATAATTTCCTGGAGACAGAGCTGAAGTTTGGTCCCATCCGTCATCGGCAATTACATTCGTTCCGCTCGCGATATTATTGCCATGCTCGTCTTTTCCTCTAGACGCTGTGATTTGGGAAGGATATCGACGTATGCATTTTGCTATTGGAAAGAAAATGTTTGTAATTTGGTCGTCTCTAGTTGCTTCGAATGTTTGCGCTACAACCTTTTTAGCTCCATTACTAAAGTAAAACTCGTCTGCAGAATAATAATTTCCACTACCCAATACTGGCCTTTCTACTGTACTTAGCGGATTTACATCTTCTGGAAAATCTACCCATGGGTCATCTTCACTTCCATCACCAGTTGACAACCTACCCAGTCCACCAACACCTCTTAGTACAAATCCAGATGGTTCTGGAGCAGTATACACTAACTGTCCTCTATGCATCCACAGATTGTCGAATTCATTTTGCAGGTGTTTACCATAACATTGTCGTGTTTCAGCTACAATTGGCGCATATACTGTGGTATCGGTTGGCAACTCTGTATACGAATTGTCAACTCCAACTATAGCTGTTGCACCTATGTGCTTATTGAGAGAAAATTCGACATTTGAATTGAACTTCTGATAGAGTACAGTATTCATGAAAACGTTCTCACCATAAGTTGTTGTGTCAATTGCATTTATCTGTACTAAATGGGTATTTCCTTCAAATTCGAGGGATTGTATTAGACCATAAAATAGACAGTTTTCAACACCAGACGAATTCAGCATTACAAGTTTCAAAGTGTCTCCAACTGTCAATTGGTCAATAAATCTTACGCCTCCTTCTGTTGGAGTGTTGTCTAACATTGCTTCAACTATTGTTGATTTGTTAGAATCGAATCGAATTTTGAACTCTCCTTTTGGGTCATACTCAGCAGCACCATCAGGAAACGTCCCACTCTTCTTCTTAATTCTCATGAACGGTCTTCGTTCATGAGGAAGAAAGGGCAGGCCCATTAATCTTCCCTCCACTCTTCAATCTCGATTACAAACTGTGCAGCACTGATTTGCGGGTTGAGAATACGTTGGTTGAATTGTGTAATTTTTCCACGATATGTGTAGCAATATGGAGAGATAAATTCGATAAGAGTTCTATCCATCCATAGTTTCTCCATCATTCCCATGATGTACGCATCATTAACACAGACGCACGTCACGGTGCTGAGCCGACTTTCAAATCCATTATCAGTCATTCTGTCGAAGTTTAATCCTACAATTCTGTGTCTTTGAACATCGATATCTTTATCTGTTTGCATTCTAATTACCGAGGTATTGTGCGATGCGTCGTCAAGTAAGAGTGTTTCGTATGGAGCATTACCGATAGGTCTTACACTATAATTTAATCCTGATAGTAAACATCCTTCAATCTTAAGTGGAGGCTCATTTTCATAGCTAATTCCTTCCGTTCGTATTCTCCATTTGGTATCGTTCTTTCCAGATATGTTGCACCCAGTTAGCCAAAGCTTTCCATTTCCTGATAGTGTGATGTCCTGGTCAACTTCCAATGTCACGCCTATCAATTGAACGAAAGATTCAATATCTTCATCCATCCGAGTATCTGCCCATGTCACGTCTTCTATCACAGGATTCCAATCTCCATTATTGATGTTGGAAAATACTGCTGAAAGATTCGAGTTCACCGTGAGGTGCCGCAAATCTACATACTCTGTCGACGCACCAAGCACGTATCCTGAAGAGGGCATAAATGTTAGCGCTGTATTTCGATAGATTAGAGTGTTTGTTGTGCTTCCCTCTCTTACCCACACCCTATCGAATTGTGTAGAGGTACTGTTATTTCCATATCCAGACAATCCATAATAACCATTCGTAAATGTGGAATCAGTAGCAGTCAATGTTCCACTATCATCAAAATATCCTTTTACTTGGCCTGTGTGTATATCGTAGCTTGCTTCCATATATGTGACGGAAGCTGCAAAATTAGGAACAAATGTTGTTGGGCCTGTCAATACAGTCTCCACGCCATTCTGAATCTTTATGATTTGATGCGACCAATTTCCAACAGAATAACTGACGACATATTCGTATCGATTATCTTCGTCTTGTGCACACAGCGCCATTCTGTATGTTGCTGCACTTCCTGGTGTTGTGCCACGAGATGGTATCAATTCGCCTGTGACCATTTGTTTCTGTGGGTCATTATATTGATGACTTTGTGTTGCTCTATTAGATGCGGAGTTAGTGCTTGCAATTCCGAAATAATCTGTTCCAGGACCAGTTTCATTTTGTTGGATAGAATCCATTTGTGTTATGAACTTCAATGGTTGCGAATCAGAGAATAATGTAAGCCCACTAACAGTTTCAACCAATTTCATATTTGCAAATCCTGCTTCCTCATTTCCAAATGATACTACCACTTGAACACTACAACAACCACTGAGGTCTACATTTTCTCCATTAGTAACGCCACCACTAGTAGAGCCAGAAGAATTATGTTTTACTACTACAACTGTTATCGGATTTGCTTCGTCCCATTCATCCCATGTGAACTTTACGCTACTACTACCAGCAGGCAGATGAATACTAGTTATTTGTGTGTCAGCGCCTTTTCCTTTCCGATATGATTTATCTCCGCTTTGTACAGTAATTGCTGGAGATGCTCCAGTTGATGTTTTCCAAAGTGGAGGATGGAATGCTACAGTGGTTCTATGACAATCTAAAGTTCCAGATAGTAGAGTTTGCGAAAGATTTGTCATATTTGTCCATTCTGATATCGCTACTCCAGAGCCACCTCGCACTGAAAATCCGAATCTCGTATTTGATAGTGGTAAAGACCATCCACATATGTGCATATCATTTGAGGATGTTGAGGTTGTTATAGGTGTCACTACACTAGGTACCGCGATAAAGTTTCTAGTAGTATCTGTGAAGGTAGTGACTGGCATTAGCACTCCAATTCCTGCCGTCATATTATTTCCAACGAAGGCATTATGTCTTAAATATGAAGGATATCCAGGTGGCCAAAGTATTGAACTTCCAAACAAAATATGCGCAGTTTCGCCCGTGACTTCAATTCTGTTTTCATGTATTGTAGATGTTAATGATGGAAGTCCACCAAGTACTATCGTACCGGTTACGGCGGATGGGAAGTTTCCAACTACTTCGTTATTTTCTATGTTATGCTCGAAATAGGTACACATTGCAAAGTGTAGGAATCCACATCCTCCGTCATTTATAGTTCCAACGTGGCAATTTCGGAGTTCAACAGTACTATTTGTTGCTCCAGTTTTTGTAGTTCCATTATAGTTCGATATGCGAAACATGTGGACGGTATCGACACCTAAACTAGAATACATATTGCAATTTTTAATTGTCGTCGTGTTTGCTGCCTTCGCATTGTCTTTTCCTAAGTACACTCCACGACCATTCAGATACATCCATGTAGTCGTCACATCTGTAGAAGTGTCTCCAAGTACAAAGTTTGAAGTTCCATAAATAGCTGCAGCTCCAACAGCATCTCCTCCACCTTCCCCACTAGGTGAACCTAGTACGAGGATGGATTGAGTTCCGTAGCGACCATTGTTGGATGGCCAATAGAAATTAGAATCATAGCAGTGCAAACTTGGATTTGTCCATGATTCGCTATATCCGATACCTGCATCTTTATTATCTGTTGCACCAGTTCCAAATACATCTGCACAGCTGCGACCTTTCAGATATAGGTGGGTGTTGGCATTTGACCCAGATGTTGTAAATGTTGCTCCATTATTTAGATACAGTAGGTCTGCAATTATTCCTTGATTTGCGTTTTGAACTGAATGTGTAAGAGTATGTGGTCCATCTACTACAATAAGTCCAAGAGTTGGCGTTCCATAAACAGGTCCTACCATACCACTCTCAGGATTCACAGCTTGGTCATTCCAATCGATAATGTCACCACTTCCAGACCATATCCAATATGAGTGTCCTGCCTCAAATGATACTATGCTATCGTTTCCGAGTGTTAGATTTTGAACTGAGAATGCAGTTCCATTTCTCGCTCCAAGCATTCCAGTATCCTGAAGTCGTATGTTGGAATTTGTTGAGCCATCTCTCCCAACATAAATGTTTGTGTATTCAGCCGTTCCATTTACCCATATCAGATATGTTGTGGATTTTCCTTTGCCAAGCATATACATCGAAGTTCCACTTAATGCTCCATTAAGTGTGTTGGTGAATATGTTGTATGCGTCTGTATTAACATGGTCGAATCTTACTGTGTCGGCATTAACAGCTCCACCAGTATCAATTGTTAGGCCAGCTTCTTTCACATCCAAATCGATAGAGCTTAAAATATGCCCAGTTCGTTTTACTTCTAGAATGTCATCTTCATTGACTCCATCAACTGTTAATTTAGCAGAACTCGCTCCACTAGCCAATCCAATTGTTGCACCTTTCAATACTCCATGTGCGGCGTCCCCATAGTCAACAACAAAGTTTCCATTGATTGTTGTGTTTGTATCTTCAATTACATACGCAGCACTCGTAGACCATGTGCCTGCACTTTGTAGACCAATTTCAACATTACAGGTGAGTGTTGTTGGAAGCTCACATGCATTTGAATATGTTCCTGGGTCTAAATCAGGTGTGAATCTGAGAGTTGTAGAATATACAGGCTCTAAGAAATGTCCATTTGCCATTGTCAAATTATTATGCCACGGATTTGTGTTATCGTGACGTGTGACTTCAAATATCAAATTCCCAATTGGAGGAGAACCAGTGTTATTCCAATCGTAAGTACCACTACCAGTCACGTATCCTGCTCCAGTAGTCGCAATACCTTGGCGTGCAGTGCACCCTGCTGCAATGTTTAAGTGAGATGGATACGAGCGCGCCGGTGCGGCAACGACATTCGACCAACTATAATCTGCTACTGTTGTATTGTAAGTTCCATCGCCAATTTGTACAGCAGTGTAGACTGGTGCGCTACCAATTATTTGCCAGTTTGAAGTCACGGTAATGTTCAAATTTGTTGGACTGCCACTTTTTGCTCCGAGCAAATATAGAGTTGGGTCTCCATCTGCTTCAACTGTTCCAGTACCAGCATAAGTAATGTCGCCATTCACAACTTTCAAATCCATTCCCTGAACGAATGTTTGTGTCGCTGTCCAGTTCGCTCCTGTTTCAATTCCCCAACCTACTGCATCGTCTACCACTGTATATGTGGTGTCCTGCGCTGTGCTGTGCGCTAAAGTTCCAGTTCCTCCGCCTCCAACAATCATGTGTATTGTGTGTGGATGACAATCTGCGATGTCTGTAGTTCCAATATATGCTCCATCATTCAATACCTTTGAAGTTAATCGTGGCGCAACAGATGATGCTCCAATTGTTCCACGAACATTATACAATTCATATGTTCCTCCACCTGGACCAGTATGTTGTAGATTTCCATTGAATGTGGTTTCAGTTGCAGAGTGGAGGAATCGCCCAAACAATTCATGTCCAGTTCCTTCCAATACAAGCTTCCCTGTTCCGCCTTTCATTCCAAGTCCTGTGTATCCGTCTCCACCTGTCATTGCTTGCTTAACAGCGTTGTATTGTGCTGCATCAGTACTTTTGAAATCAAAATAAGCGCTAACTGACCTTCCGCTTGGCCACGAGCTAGGTGGATTTGTCATTGTTGCACCATCAATCCACACGACATAATCAGCCTGTACTAGTGGGTTTGCATGGTCGCCGTATATTTCTATGGCTGTTTCAACGTGAGCACCAGGTCCTCCATATTGCCAATTAATGGTTCCAGCAAGCATTTCAAATCGTAAACACTTGATTGATGCTGCTGCCATTGTGACTGAGTTGTCAAACATTATTTCTCCAGTGTTTAATGATAAGTTTGTGTAGGCAGTGTCGCCACTATTTCGACATTCTAATGTTCCACCTACGAAATTGAATGTATCGATTCCACCATTTGTTGCAAAGTCTATTGCTTGAAGACACTTTAGATTTCCTGTAAACTTGTGTTGAATTGTACTATCCTGACCATGGTCTACACGTAGTGGTTGTGTGATTACAGTGTTGTCTCCTAAATGTTCGACAATAAATCCTCCGAGGCTACCTTGAGCTACATCGAATACTTCAATAGTACTCAGCTTCATATTCTCTACTTGAAGAACACTCCAATTTGCGTCTTTAAATGCAGCTCTCAATACACCATGTGGGTCAGTACTAAGTGAAGCAACTTTACATGTGTCTGCGTTTCCAAGATTTCTCATGTCTACTTCAATTTGAACGGCATTTAGTGTTGTGCCAGCATTAGAAATAAATGTCGTAGTACCATTAGTTGGATTCAATCTTAGTGGTTGCGCTGGAACAATAGTTGAAGTTCCAGCTAATGAGAATGATTTGAATCTTCCAGAAGTATAATTGACAGTTGCAGTACCATCTGCATATCCGATATTAACGTAATTTGCAGTCGCTGATGAAGTTTCTAATGGGTTATCTGGTGCGACAAAGGTATGTGTTCCTCCAGTCATAAATTGTAGATGTGGAATGTTTGTCCATCCATTAACATCGCCTAGAATCTGGAATGTTGTTGTTCCTTCCATGTAGAGTTTAGCGCAATTTGACCAATCTATCGAACCAGTATTTGCACTCATTCCTGATGGCACTGTTAGTGTGTCTGTGATTTTGACTTCACCTAACGAGTGATTAAACGTTAAGCTAGTATTTCCTCCTCCAAAGGTCAATTTCTTAATCACCATATTGGGACTTAAACCAGCAGTATTTTCCATGAGGAATGAGTTGGGTGTTGCTGTCCCAGACCCAACGAGAATGTATTCTCCGGTTGTGCCTGTGGCAGTTCCCCCTTGACCATGATATCCAATAAATGCAGTTTGTCCTCCAACTGCTGGAGCAACTTTAATTGCCATTGCACTCCAATCACCCATACTGTTAATTGCACCTGGTGCGACTGAAGTTGTTCCACGAACTGTGATATCGAATCCTCCGCTATTTGTGACGGTTGCTCCATTTTGAATGTGTATTGTACTCAATACATCTGTCGTTCCAATGAAATCGACAAGTCCTCCTAGGCTCAAATTATTTGGACCAACCTGAGTAGTTGATGATACACCACCAATGTTGATTGGTGTTCCCCATCCTCCGCTTCCAAGTGTCTGATTTATTTCTACACTCGTAGCTGTGAATGAACTAGTAGCATCATCACAAGTGTAAAGGCATGTTCGATAAGGACCACCATTTTCTTGCAGTGTAGCGCCCAATAAAATTAATGTTAGTGTAGTATCTAGAACTGCTCCGCCAGTTTGCCATGGAATCTCTGCTCCAACTAACCAACTACCGTTTCCAGTTCGTAATTGCCCCCATCCAGTCACTCCGTCCAATGGATTGATTATGGCTGCATCGAGTTTATTTTCTCCTGATAGATTTGGTGTCGCATTTTCAGTAGCGTGGAGAAAAATGTTTGCCCAAGTTCCAGTCAATAAAAATCTCCATTCTTGTGTTGGATTATTGACAGAAGTTGGTAATAGCGAACTGTATCCTCCATCGATAGCTCCGAAGAACATATCAGTGTATGTACCAGGAGTACCATTCCAACTAAGATTTACTGGGTCTGCTGTGGATTGGAAATCTACAACCTTTGGGTAAAAGGATTGGAAATTGGTAGTTCTCGAACCAAGGTATGGTGCGCTAGTTAGGTCCAATTGAAGTGTGCAAGTACCTCCAGTTGAATTATTCATTGCGAATTTTCCACAAGCAAGATTATCTTTCGTAATCCATAATTTTGAAGTCATAGTCGACGCTGGTGAGTAATAAAACTCTGCTGTCGTTAAAATAGGGTCAATTCCAGTTGCCCCATCTCCAAGCCATAAACTTGTAGAATAATGAAAGAGAGATGTCCAAGTTCCTCCGTTTATCCACATTGTATCGGCCATTATCATTTGTGGTACACCATTACTAACTAGACCTGGGTCGGCAAATCCAGTACCTTCATTCTGAAGTGTGGTACCTTCAGTTCCACATCCAACAGAAAATACCCCTGAACATTGGATAGTCATGATATCGATTAATGTAGGAGTTTGAACTCCAGGATTTGGAACACCTGGTGGCATAAAATATGATGCGCTATCTCCGAAAATGTACATGTTTTCAACAGCTAATGTCGTACCAATTAGATGTGGATTTATCGAATCTCCAATGTAAACGGTATCACTTACACCTGGCATAAGAGGTGGTGGAAGCTGGGTTGCCTGGTCGGTCCAATTATCTGGGTTTGTGATGTCTGAACTGACTAGTCCATTCCAAATGAGTATTGCCATATTCTATCCTCCTGTGTTAGTTTTTCGAATTCCTTTAAGCTATATCAACTTCCCTATTCTTCTCCCTGCGTGCCTACCTATTTAACTCCAGTCTTTGCATTCTTGCCAACTTTCTTGCTAAGTCTCCCGCGAAGGCGGAATCAGCTCTTTGCGTTGTGACGTTAATAGTGTTATTGAATGTTCCTCCCCTATTATTGTATCCTTGTCGTTCTTCTTCAGATACTGCTGCAGCAGGTTTGACTGTTTCTCCCGCGGCGAGCATAGCAAGACCACCATGAGACATTCCACCTTTATGGAAGATGTCGATATTACCCCATCCATCAAATAATGTACCAGCACCACCGAAATCAGTCAAACCAAATGTCATTGTGTTTACTAGTTTCGCTAACGCTTCTATAACATATTCAATTGCGACACCAATTCCATAGAGAATCTCTTCCCAGAAAATGAAGATGGCAATAACTGCAGCTACTGCTGCAACTATCGCAAGAATTATTAGTGTGATTGGAGACATTAAGACGTTCATCACAACTAACGCTGCATTAACACCCCATGTTGCTGCAGCCCAAATTGCTTTTGCCGTGACTAACGCGTATGTAGCAATTGTGCTTCCATACTGATAGAATGTGTACATGATGAGCAACACAATTATTGCTTGCCACATCTCGATATTTCCTTGCTGTACAGAAAGGAGTGCTGCACCAACTATTGCAACAGTACCCATTGCCCTAATAGAAGCCCATGTCCATGCAACCAGTTTTTGTTTACCCATTGTGTATATTGCATCTTTAGCCGTCTGTGCCATAGTGAGAATAATATCTACCTTTTTGGCGATTGCCAATAGAATATATGCTTGAACTAATGCTGACACTATTTCAGAATGCTCTGCTAAAAACTCAGCAACTGGAGCAAGTACTACCAGTATTTGCAATAAGATTCTAGCTACTTCACCTAATGCTCCAAAGAATGGAATTAGCGCGACTGTTAAAGACGAAAGCGATTCACCTAAACCACCTTCTCCACGGAAAGCATCGATGAACTCGTTGATAATGGGCATAATAGCGCCACCCAATACAATCTTAAAATCATCCATTGCGCTAGTAAACTTCTTAAATTCGATGTGTGCAGACTGTTCCATTGTGCTCGCAACTTGATTTAGTTCTCCATCAGAATCATTAATTGCCTCAGACAACTCTTCAAAACCTTCTACACCTTGTTGAATAATTGCACCCACACCAGGTGCTGCCCTGATACCGAAGATTGTCGTTACATCGTTTGCTGTCATTTGTGCATCAATCAATTGTTGCACGATATCAATCATCGGTAATAATTCACCTTGAGCATTAGTGAATTGTAGACCCAATTCTTGCATTCGTCTAGCAGCATCTGTTGTCGGGTCAATCATTTTTGATAGCATCTGCCTAAATGTTGTACCTGAACGAGCACCTGCGATACCTGCGTTAGCGAACAGACCTAATACTGTCACGCTGTCTTCAAGACTAACGTTTGCCAACGCGGCAACTGGACCTACGAAAGAAAGACCAGCTCCCACTTCAGCCAATGTCATAGCAGAGTTTGTAAATGCTGCAGTGAGTCTATCACCAATTTCGGTGATATCTTCAGCTTCATAACCGAATGCATTCATTGTTGCAACAGCAATACGAGCTGATTGTGCCAAACCCATATTTCCAGCCATCGCAAGCTTAAGTGTCGTTTCAGTTGTTGCCATAACTTCATTCACTTCTAGACCTGCAAGTGATAATTCAAACATAGCATCTGCTGACTCAGACGCTGTAAATGGGAACTCTCTTCCTAATCTTCTGGCTTCTGCAGTCAATTCTTTCAATTGGTCGACAGTTCCACCCGTCACCGCTTGAACTTTTCGCATCGAATGGTCAAACTGCGCAAAGGTCATTACTGCATTCTTCATGAAATCGAATGCCATTGTTGCTGCTAATAGTGTGAGTTCAGCTCTGACCTTTTTGACTGCACCTTGCAGTCCAATCATTCCGCCTCCAAGCTTTTTGAATTGAGAAAAACCACGTAGTGAGGCACTGAAAATAACACCAACACGGACATTCTGCGAACTCATCAAATCACTCCAAGTCTTTTTCTCCTTTCGTCCATCTCGTGCTGTTTGTGTGCCCTCTCACTCTTCTTAGACGCTGCCCTCTTTTGTTTCCCTTCTTCTCCCATAATCACCATCAATTCCCCGAAGTATTCAGGGTGTCGTTCGAATTGACGGTGGAAGTCATCCACGGTCCAGCCGTATCGTTGAAGGATGGTATCAATGAAGACAGATTCAGGTAGGGGTTCTTTCTCATTGAACTTTCCTCCTATTATCTCCTTTATCGTGTTCATTCTACTTTTTTTGGGGTCAGCCTCTTCGTTTGCTCAGCAATCAAATTGAAAAGTTCCATTCCATGTTCAAGTTCTAGTTCTTCTCTAACGTAAGTCGCTGGGTCATCGATTTCTTGACCATTTACACCACGTAGACATTGTGTTATTGCTTTTGGCATTAATTCCATGCTTTTAGCAAGTGAGTCTGTTCCTCCCAAATCATCCATCGTTAAAGATTCAATTTCTTCTTGCTCCATTCCCGCAAATTGGGAAAGGTCTTCAACCTGAAATGCTTCAGACATCAGACGTTGAATTTCCATTATGTTTCCAAATCCAAACGACAATTTATAGGTCGTTTCTCCAATTTTGTGCTCCACTACTAATCACTTCTCCATCACCTCATGCAATTTGGTCTACCGTAATACTGGCTGCATGGAAGTCATAGCTCTCCTCTAGCTCTTTCACATCGTCGCCAGGACGGCTAAAGTCTCTCGACAATAGTCTACAATCGGTGAGTGTAATAACGACTTTTTCAGCCGCTGAGTTCTTTGATAGCGTGACAGTAATTGTCTCTGAATTGTTGAATGGGTCGCTTAGGAACTTATCCATTGCACTGTCATCTTGCTTAATAAGTGTGAATGAACCAGTGACATCTCGCTTTGTTGCGAATGATTCAGCAATTGTTGCACTTCCACTGAGACCATAAACTCTTGACAATACATTGTTGATATCGATTGTCATGTTAGTCACGATTTCTGAACCAAATGATGCAAATCCAACTGTCACGTCTTCCATTGTGAATGGTTTTGTAGCGTGCTCTGAAAGTTCGCTCAAATCTGTAGTTGCACAGTTAACTTCAGCTGCACCACGAGTTAATTCCTTAGCGAAAAGTGTCGTGCTTAAAGTGCATGCTTCTCCTGAGTTCATTTCTAATGAAAGGGATTCTACTCTACATCCAGTGTACAGTTCGTACCATGCAGAACTTCCGTCATTCCAACCAGTTTCTAAGGTGAAGGAGCGAAGCGCATCTGTATTTGTCACTGTTCCTCCAGCGCAGGTACCCAGTGCAAGACCAAAAATCGAAGCCGCACCAGTCGTATCTTGATTAAGTAGGCTATCAATTACCAAACCGACTTCTTTTTTCGTTCTGTAAAACATGCCTGGGTCGCGTCCTGACCCAAGACCACGAATTACGGTCTTACCGTAATCCTCTGTTGGATTGGGAATAGAAGTCACGATTCCAGGCCAGCGTACGCGAGTATCAGCCGCGTCAGTACCAAAAGTAGCCTCCGCTTCGATACCGACCATTGTTAAATCATATCCACCTTGAATGGCCAAACCTATCTCTCCTTATAAGGTACAAGACTAGTGGCCTTTATTAAGCTTCCCCAACTGAGGGGTAAGTTAATATACTGAGTTTGCTTAGCATATTACATGCCAGAAAGGGTCATGTTAGCAAAGAAGTACGTTGAGGGTAAAACCAATCCTAAGGGTTGGTATATGAGCCACAAAATAGATGGTATTCGTGCTACTTGGGACGGAACTAAATTACTCACGCGAGGAGGAAATGAAATCTTTGCTCCAGCATGGTTTTTAGAAAGTTTGCCTGAAGATTTCACACTTGATGGAGAATTAGTATTTGCTCCAGATGGAAATGAATGTGGTAATTTTCAACAGACATGTTCAGTTGTCAAGAGACACGTACCAGACGAGAGATGGAAACACGTGATATATTTTGTGTTTGAATTCCCATCAAAGGATTATACATTCGATGTGATATATGATTGGGCCAAAGAATGCGTTACTCCCCCGCACATACGCGTACTCAAGCAAGTAGTATGTACTAGCGTAGAACACATGAAGCTATTCCATGACTTGTATACTGCTCGTGGTGGTGAAGGAATTATGTTGAGAAATCCAGATTCAAAATACGAATACAAGCGAAGCAAAAACATATTGAAAGTGAAAATATGGGATGATGCAGAAGCGACAGTTATTGACTATCTACCTGGTCAAGGAAAACATGAAGGTAGACTTGGTGGAGCAATTTGTAATTGGACTGACGGTAGAAATGACCGCACATTCCATGTTGGAGTTGGCTGGACAGATGAAGAACGCGAGAATCCTCCACCTATTGGTACAGTAATCACATTCAGTTATTTTGGATTGACAGACGCAGGAAGTCCTCGCCATCCAAAATATCTGAGGACGCGTGATGACCATGAGTGAAGAAAACGAAAAAATGACAATGAAAGTATGTGCTAATCCAGATTGTGAAAAGCCGTTCATTATGGAACAATCAGTAAGCTTTATATTAGAGGTAGGTTTGCCAGATACAGTTCGGGAGGAGTCAATGGATGCGGCATCAGTTCTGTGCGTGGATTGCAATATGGAAAGATTGCAAGAAGTTTACGACATTACCTTTGTACGCTCGCTTAGTACGATAATTACCGAAGAAATAAAAGCCTATACACCAGAGGAGTTTGAAGAATATGAAAAACAGAAGGACACAGAAACAGATGGCGCGTGACCAGCGCAGGACTCTCAATCTTATTGAGAAAAAACCTGGGTTGAAATCACGCCAGTATTGTGAATTGCTAGAAATGACAATGGAACAGTGGCACTACGATACTCGAGTGCTATCAGACAGTGGTGCAATCTTTAGAATTGCAGGCCGATGGTTCCATATCAACCGAATGCCAGAACAAGTTATCGTTAAGGTACATTCAGAAGAAGACCCAACAATTGCTGCACTGCGCGCAATCGAGTCGAAAATCACTGAACTTGAGTTGATGAAGACCTCACTCGAATTGCAGATGACTGAACTCAACGAGGCAGCAAGATTGTTGGAGAGTTTGAATTGAAGCGAAAGATTCAGACCACTTGGACCAACATTAATGTATGTTGCGTACAAATGCTATCGCAAGAGCCATTAAACGAATTACAACCCTATCGGGTATTTTGTGAATGCGGCCGCCAGTGGGAAATTAAGCCCTAGACGCGCCGTACGCGTTTCCGTATAGCCCCTGGCTTTATATCCGGGATTGGATTTAGAATAGCATGCCACGTGTTAAGCCTGTGGCCGAAGAGCCTTTTGCTTAGGTACTTATCAAATAACATGACGGACAAACACGGAGGCATGCCAGAATTGACCTATTCTAAGCCCGCCTCACGCGCGGCTTTGAACATGTGATATGTTTGACGAGCCGTACGTTCGCGGTGGCAATTTGCGCACAAAACCTGACATTTGCCTATTTCTTCTAAAATCGTCGTCCAAGCAATACCTCGGTTAACGCCTTGACAGATACCGAATTTTTTGGTGCTTCTATCGATGTGGTCAAAATCTAACATGATTGGATCGTTAACTTTGCATCCTTTGTGTTCACAACCACGCTGTCTCTTGATATCGCGTACGCGCGCGAGGATAAAATCTTGTCGAATTCTTACTTGCTGTTTCCGATATTCTTTATTCTCGTGGTAGAGTCTTTTATTTTTCTTGTTGAACATGCCCTTATGTTTTTGATAATAGTCACGCTTATTTTGAAGAATACGTTCTCTGTTCTCGCGATAGTATTCTCTACGCTTTTCGCGTATGTGCAACGGAACCTTGTAGTCGTCCTTCATCTAAAACCCTTCGCTGGCAGTTTGCGCGTCGCTAGTCGCGATCGTGCTCTTCCAGTAGGACCTGTATATTGTCGTAACCACCGAACTAAAACGTCTTGTATTTTCTGTTTTTCCTTTGGGTGTACGCCAATAAATGGTCTGGCTGGAATCGGTGCAGGCGCCTGATTTTGTCTGAATCTAACGAGATTGTGTGGGTTGCCAACCTGATGAATTAGTGAGTATTTATTCTGTGTACCGATAATAGCATTTACTACTCGCTGTTTAGGAACCACTTTGTAATCTATACTATTTTTCAACGCACGTGTTTGTTGTAGAATTGGCGAGTTCGGAAACTTTCTCAATTGAATAGTGAGCGGTTTTAATGGTGCCCATTTTTTATGTGTCATTGGATTCCATTCTTGTTTGAATGCACGCATTGACGACTTCTTTACAAGTCTAGCAATTTTATCGACTGGATTTGTTAGTTCTCTAATGAGAACCCTCTGCTGTATTCCAGCCATTAGGCGCTTGGCTTCATCAAAGTTTTCCAGATGAATCCTGCTATGTGTTTGAGTCCAACGGGTAGGCAAATTATTCCTCCTCGTTTGTAGCTCCTGGTACCTGTATTCCTACAGAATGCTTCTCCACTATCATTCTATGGGTATGTTGTCGGCTTCCCTCTTGTCTAGCATGCATGTAATCTGCAGGAATCTCGGCCACTTCATTTGTTTGCTCAGCTTCCCACATTCGTAGTAGAGTATTTAATGCTGGAGCAGCTACTCCACCAATAATTGCTATCAACGCAATAAATCCATCTAGATTTGCTAGTACTGTATCTGGGTCTTGAATGCCCATAAACACCACTGCACCAGATGCAAGCATCCAGAGATAAATGACAGGAAGCACCGTTTTGCTTACTAATCTGTCGTTAAAGGATTTATCGTCTGCCATTTTACATCACCAAGTTTTGCCCAGTTAGCACTGATAGAATGACAGCACTTATGAGATATAATCTTTTCTTCACTTCGTTCATACCTAGTTCGATATGATGTAAGTGATTGTTTTCAATAATGTCTAATCTATTTTCGATTTCATACGTTTTCGCTACTAAATAATTGAGCTTACCGTCGGTATCTAAATCCAATACTTCATGTAGGTCAGTCATTGTCTCAGCTCCTTAATTCGACAAGCTTGACACCAGTCGTTCTGGTTATCAGTACGTTCCTTACATGAAGTGAGCACTATTTTAAGCTTAATCATTTCGCAATCTGGGTCTTCTGGACCAAGTACCTCATTGGACCATCTCTGAAGATTCAAACTGATTCTGTTATAGCCCATGTTATCACTTCGAGTCTGACATATACGTCACTTCGACTTGGCATGTCACGCCATCAATAGTCGATTCTTCAAGTTCTGTTAACCCATAGAGTTTATTCGTCAGATACACAGACACAACAGTTTCTGTTACGGTTAAAGTTCGATTAGTCTTAAACAAATCTTCAAGACCATCTGCAAATCCATAGCTCAATCGATTTCCATCTTGAGACCAAGATTGTGTAAGATAGCTAATAGTTAACGTTAATATGTGCTGTGTTTTAGTTGAACCCAATTGTTCTAGTTCGTCAGATTCAGCTAAGATTGTACAGAGTGGGAAGTCAAAGGTTTCATCATCCTTAGTAGACTGTACGTAGTGTTTGATATCTACGAACTTATTGGATTGAATCATTAAGTTCTGGATAGCATCAATAATATCCTGAGTCTTACTCATGAGCTACTACCTCCAACAACTTCGATGATTGGAAGTTGCGTGTAATAATCTCCATTTCCATAATCTCTATCGAGTTCACGCTTGTGCACATCGACGAGAGCATGCCATGTTTCTCCCAAATCATTTCGAGTCTCAAAGACTTTCTTCTTGCCAGCTGTCGATACAACAATAGAATTGCTCTTTAATGATGTGACGCCAGGAAGAATCATTATTCCATCTGCTAGATTCTTGACAATGTCAAGTGCAGTGTTTTTGTATTGGATAGCAAGTGAGGACTGTTCTTTCCTGCCAGTACTCGCGTACAAGGCATTCAATACTCGCTCAGAAGATAGAGAAGCACTCAACATTTGGACTAAGGCGGGATATGCAGCGGGGCTGCCAGATTGAGAGAAAGGTACCACATAGTATTGCCCTAAGTAAGCATCAATCACAGCATCTGCCTCTTCCTGGAAGGCTTCTATCTCGGAGTCCGTAAAGAGAATGTTGGTTGTCACGTGGTATTCATCCGAAGCACTGGGAGAGGCTACAAGATTGATGGTACGAGGCAATGTTATCGAGAAGTCAGCCGGAGTTGATAAGGCTGTCCCATTCTTCGTAATGGATACCACGGACTCAAAGTTTTGTCTAGTGAGAATCTTATCATTGCTGATGTTTGCACCAGATACAGTTTCACTAGTTTGTGTACCTGATAGAAGGCGAACTCGAGATGTAGAAGAATACGCCATTTGTCATCACTCTTGAAGGCGCGCGATTAGTTCACTCTTCTTTCCAGAGGTGTCCAAGTCGCGCTCCTCGCATAGAGCTCTGAGTTCTTTGGCTGATAGCTTAGTGAGGTCAAGTTCTTCCTCTTCTTCAGCTTCTGGCTCAGCTTCAAGTTCAGGTTCTTCTTCTACCTCTTCAATCTTTGGAGCAGCACTTTCTAATTGTGTAATTTCTTCAACTAGTCCTTGTCCCACTAGTCTACGAAGTTGAAATGCGTCCCAAGGGCTTTCTTCAAAAATCTGACCTTCTTCAGTACGTCGGACCTGACCGACTACATCATACATTAGGCCAGCAACTAACGCCTTTACTGCCATGGTCATTAGTATGCATCCTCCCTTTATTAAGGTTCCTCATTCTTCGATTATGACGACTGCACTGAGTTCTATGTAAGTGACTGTTCCGTCAGGCTGCGTGCATTTCACGTGATTAGGGGCTTCCCATGGACTTACTACAATCTCTCCTTTTAGCGCGCGCTCGGGCGGACGGAAGACTACTTTTCCCTTGGGAATAAGTCGGCCATCTCGGCCAGTCACTCAATCACCTTACTCAAAGGTTGTACATTAGGCAAACGCCTTTTGGTTCCTTCAATACTGGTACAAGGTCTCTCCAGACTTGAATGTGATAGCGGTGGTCTGCATCACTTGTGTAAGTGTGAATGTTTAGCTTGCCCATAGTGCTGTAGTCAGGGTCATTAGATGTGTAGATAGTACAAGCTGGATTGTTCATATCCATTAGCAAAGCCTTTCCTTCTGGAAGACCAGCGTCTTTGAGCTTGTGAATCTTCATTCCTTCGACCATTCCGTTCCAGTCTCCAGTTGTTGGGTCTTTGACCCATTGGAAAGTGACACCAGTTTCGAGGTATGCTTTCAATTCTTTGTAGTTGGTTGGAGTCAAGAACAAGTCAGTTGGCGCGTACGCGTAGCCAGCTTGGTCTTCAATCAATAGAATTGCATCTCGAATGTTGTCGACTGGAGTTGCACTACCGCTGCTCCAAGCTGTGGTGCAATCAAATGTTAAGACTGCATCATCGCCAGTTTGAGTGGTGTCCAAATCATTGGTAAGAGTGTTCAACACTTGGGTGTTGATGGACTCAGCTACCCAGAATGCTAGTCTCTTTAGACCACGGTTGATGTGGTCAATGAATGTTTCATAACGTCGAACCCTTTCATCGAAGTCCATCTCGAATGCGAATTGCATCATCTGAGCAGTCTTCTCTTGAATGCCACTCATCTTGACGTGTGGGAAGGTTCCATCTTCACGTCGTAGACTTGGGGCCCTCTTGTTAGGGTCGTTCGTTCGAGAGTATTGCTCTTTGAACCATGTGATGGACAATGCATCCACTACAACATGAGGGAACATATCCTCCCAAGGTAGGAGTGGGTCCATGAAGTCCATAATGGTTGATTCGACAAACTCCTTTCGCAAGTAGCGGTCATTTGGTAGGGTATTTACATTTCCTAGTGCCATTTCATTTCATCTCCGTTCTTAATTTTTTTTTCATACATTGTCATCAGTTAGCACTCAATAGTCCGTAGTATCCGAACAATGCAGGAATAGTATCTCCGCTGCTAGCAGCTGCGTCTGCTAGTGCAACGATTGTAGAGTATCCAGCACCAAGCTTATCGAAAGCATTGATTGTGGTTCCTCCAACTGTTAAGTAATCTCCAAGGTCAACTGCTGTGTTTGCTCCTTCAAGAACGACTTCTCGAGTCATGATTCCGAAGACTTCTACAACTACAGTTCGTAGAACTTTGTTTGTGACTTGGTTTGCTTGAGTCATAGTTTCATTTAGCTCGCCAATGGGGACGTGCTGTGCGATTCCGATTGGATTGGCTGTAGTAGCGGTTGCTTGAGCAACACACCATGCTGCTCCACCAGTAGTATCAACTGGAACAAGTTCTACCAAATCGCCTTCTGCGATTGGTGTACCATATGTGACTCCAGTCACATCGCCACGAGGACCACTAATTGTGGTTGCTGTTGCGTCTCCTTCCATTGCTTGGAACGTTATGGTAAGCGTGTTGTCACCAAAGTTTCCGCGTAGTGCTGCTATATTCGATTCAGTTGCCATTTCTTATTCACTCCTTAAAACCCATTTTTTGTCGGAATTCTCGCTTATCCTTTTCGAGCTGAGACATTGCAGCTTCCTCTGGTGAGAACTCTGCTGCGTCTGCTAGGTCATCTAATGGAACAACTGCTCCAAGACCAGCTTCAGCTCCTTCCCAAAGAGTCATTTGCTCTTCGTTAAGGCTTAGCAAGAATGTGTGTAGCTCGGCTGAATGAGATGGCTTAAATCTCCCTTCATCCATAAGAATTGAGACACGAGCGTCGATTTCTGCGACATGCTTCTCATGCTCAAGTGAAGCTTTGTGTGCTTCGAGTTCTGCGATTTGTGATGACATTGCTTCCATTTGTGCTTTCAACTCAATGTTTTCAAGCTCAGCTGTGTCATCCTTTTGAAAGTCATTTTGCTCAACAACTGGCGCCTCTTCTTCCAATTCTGGTTCACATTCGCACAGTTCTTCATTTGTTTCTTCAACAATTTCTTCTTCAGTCATTTCTATTTCAGCTCCTTCCTCTTCCAGAGTTGCAACACTAAAATCAGTAATTTCACAGGATTTGCACGCTGGATTACCAGTTAGTGAAATCTCGTTGAAATCCATAATTGTAGCCATGCCATTCTTTGTCTGAATCTGAACTCCGACTGAAACGGAGTTTAGTTCTCCAGATTTAACACGGCTAATTGTGTTGGAATCGAATACCTTCAAACCAGCAAATCCTTCACTGTCTACTGATTCTACCCATCCTTTAACATCGTCAGGAGTTTCGAATTCGTGGCTTACCAAAACTCTACGACCTTCGAGCATTGAAATCTTTTCTCCAATGTCGTCAGCTGCGAAGTAAATGCCATTCCATACTCCTTCGTCTAGTGCAAGAGCACGAATGTTCATGTACTCTTTATCTTCGTCATCTTTACGAAGCTCTACAGAAGCAAATTCAAGAGTGACCATTTTGTCATCGAGCTTTTCCTCGACGATTTCTGGAACTGCGACTCCTGTCATTTGGCTCAAACTTTGAAAGTGACTTAGCCTATATTAAGGGTCCTATCGAATTCTTGAAATTGCCGACAATTAGACCCCAAGCCAGTAAGTTCGAATGGTTTCATCTGTCTCCTGGCTAAGTATGGTCTCACGACGCCCTAGTAGTTCGGCTTCAGTTTGAGTCATTGCTCTACCACCGCGCTCCGCGATAGCGTATAATTGAGGCATGACATTCTTTTTATTCTTCCTGTGGTTAATAGGTGGATGTTTTGATTCTGATAGTCGATTCACTACTACTCGTTCTAGACTCTCTGGATTTTTTGGGGGGTCTCCTGGAGAACGGATTTCCTTGGGATCGACCTTCCGTTCTCCAGGAAGTGGGGGCTGTGAAGCGCCTTTTGGCAAATTGGTTGAAACGTCTGGGAAAACCTTAGGGTCGTAAAATTCGTCTGGTTCTGGAAGTTCAAGGAATTGTCGAATCCATCTTTCAGACGGACCAAGAACTCCAGAAGCTACAAGCTCTGTAATCATCTTGGAAAGACGCTGTTGGTCAGAGCGAGACCACGACTTGAAAGTGATTTCTGGGTACATGTCGAAGTCCCCAAAGTTCAGTCTTACCATTTCGCGAATATCCCTGTTAATTATGGTTCTGAGCTGCTGTTGGAGCGCACCAATGCGTGAGAGCTTAAACATCTCGTAGTGTACCTCGCTGAGTGCTCTCGACCCCATTTGTTCGTCCTGTCCAATGAGCAGAGAGGGGACCAGCATCCCTCGCATAATTTGAGCGTCATGATATCGTATCGCATTTTCGAAAGAAGTACCATCTTTTGTTGACTCAAGCATGTCTACTTCTTCCCCATCTCCAAGAGTAATAACTGCACTATTCTTCGCTGATTGTAGTGCACTATTCATGTCTTGCGTATCGCGATTGGTTTTCCCAACAAGCATAGGAGCTCCAAGGTTTTCCAAGAATTGAGAATGGAACTTCATGAGCCAGTCTTTAATGTACCAATTTTTGTATACAGGTTTTAGAATACTCTCACCGTATGGGTCTCCAAACTTGCGATTCATACACATAATGTTGACTTTGCGTGCAGGAAGCTTCACACTGTCTCTATTATATCGATTCTGAATTACTGCTGCTTCTTGTTTCATTCGACCTTTCTTGTCCATCTTAAATGTGACGGTTTCAGGTGGTAAAGTTTTGTATCGCTTAATGACCCATCTTGATTCTGAATCTTGACCCCACACTTTTTCAGTCACACTAAATCCTGCCCAAAGACAAGTCAACATATCTGTAAGTACCTGGAACATATCGCTATTTACTCCGTCATTCTTATTGATGTTTCCGAATGCTGAACGAATAAACCACAAAATCTCGTCGCCCTTTTCTGGGTCTTCTGAAAAGGGAAAATTAAATTCCCATCCACTACCAATCGTAGCAAGTGTGATAACTTCAACACCAGCACGAACTTGACCATCACCCATCATCAATTTGTATGTGTCTAGACCAACTTCGTCAGTATTTAGAACTTCACCAAATCGCTCCTTACCGTGACTGAATATCCTCTGTTGAGTAATACCCATATCGCGACGCATCTTGCGATTTGGCACGGGGACGGGATCGTCATCTGCCATAGTATTAGGAACGGTGATGGCCTACTTAAAGGTTGTTAAACGCTCCCCGTTGTACGGTGAACTTCTTCTTCGCATTGAACGCAAACTGTCTTGCGCCATCAGTTATCATCTGTGTGTTGCCTCTTTGGTAGACTTTAATTTCTCTAACAGCACACCATATCGCAGCTACCCAGTCTCCTAAGTGGCCATCTGCACCCTTTAACTTCGCGTCTACAGCACATAACTCATTCATTTTATCCCAATGCATGCCAAGTCTAATCTCTTGTCGGTGCATAAGTTCCCATAGGCTTCTAGCCATAGCGAGCTTCTCAGCAAAGGAGAAAGTCACTCCCGCGACTGGCACTCCCATGCCTCTTAGAGCATCTACATTTGTGTCTTGAGTTCCTGTAGCATCACAATTAACTTTAACTATTCTACCGCCTTGCTCGAATATCTCGTAAATCTTTTTGACTCTCTCCCACTGGTCGTTGTATCTTGTACGAATCCAACTATCCCAGAAAATCTCGTGCCATTCCTGAGTTTCTGTAAACTTACCAAGAACGGTTATACACGTCTTGTGTGCTCCACTGCCGGCCCAGTCTATACCAATTTTGAATTCGCTATATTTTGCGAGATAGTGGTCTATCTCCTCACGACTACTCTTCCAAATATCCAACGGTAAGATGTCATACATTGTGTCTTTGATAAGCGAAGATTCATAGAACAATTCGTCTCCACCAACGAAATGTGCAAATACTTCTCTTCTTGCCGTAAGTGCATCTACAGTCTGAAGATATTCAATAACTTCAGGCTTACTCATATGTCCACCAGTTTTCTTACACCCATGTACTTTAGTTATGTGGTCGACAGTTAATTTTCTGTGTTCTCCATCATCGACTAATGCCCAGCCTTCATCATTCAAATCTGCCATTGGGAAGTGGAACACTGTATAGCCTTGACTTGCATCTGTCGCTTTATCATAAAACCATCCAGCATCATCATAAGGTGTAGAACCAATAAATTCGTGATTGTCTCCAGATAGAGAAGAAATCGATAGGTCATGATAATCTTCATCCTTTACCTGTGCTGCTTCGTCCCAAACTATTCCATCAGGAGAACGACCACGTTTTGTTGCTCCTCCGCTGGCCAATGCGTTAATAGCTGA